TGTGATGAGCGGTAAATATTAAGGATAAACGGTAAATTATAGGAAGGCATACCTACCCGTGCCACGTTTAAGGCTGAAGTTCTGCCAAGCCAAAGCCAAAGCCATTACGGCGTCATCGTGGAAGCCTGAAGGTGCTGAGTACTTAACCCCCGTTGCCGTGTACATATATTCAAATACTTCAAGTTCTTGGCTTATTATCCCCTCAGGATAGCCAATCTTACCTTGATGTATCGCAGCCTGTAAGCCTTCCATTAGTTGCTGCTTACTTGAACTTGTAAACTTTAACCCTTGTATCATTACCCCTTCTCTTTGTAGGTCTTCGAGTATCGGGTCTCCAACCCCCGTAGAATCGACAAGGATAGGGCATTTAGGCAGCCTAAGGATAGTTTGCTTGGTATTGTGCCAATCCATTTGAAAGCGGTCAAAATAAGCCACGTTTCCATCTTCGTCTAAGCCTACTATTACAGTCCAATCGACTGACTTCGCAAGGTCAATCCCATAAGCTACAATCGGCATTGTTGTTACTGGGTGTATACAATTACGAATGTATTGATTACCAAATGGGTTTGCTGCGTTCTCGGCAGGGTTTGCCATATATTCCTGCTCAAACACAACCTCTGGGAGCTGCTTCCTTGCATCGTCTATTTCATTTGGGTCAATGTAAGGGTTATCGTATGTAGTAAACTTAAAGCTTTGCCAATCGGGTTCTGCTTTGCTAAACAAACTAAAGAAGTAGTTTTTACCTTTAGGGGTGCTTAAGAATATAGCTTTACCCTTGTAGTCCGTTAAAGTAGGTCTTATCGAGTTAAGCCACCCATCTTCAAGGTTAGGTATAAAGGAAGCCTCATCTATTACGGCTAAGTGAAACTTTAAACCACGAAGATTGTCTAACCTTTCGCCTGTAAAGAAGCGTATGCTTCCACCCGTTATGAATGTAATAACAAGGTCGCTTTCGTTCTTAGAGTATATTTCTAATGGCAATAGGTCTACTATCTCTTTAAAAAATATCTTTCCTAATTGGTAAGTAGGTGTAATGTAAGCTACACGCTTTTTGTTTACTGCCGTGTCAATACTTATCGTTTGGCTAATCAAGGACTTACCAAATCTTCTACCTGCCATCATTACAATAAACCTACTATCGCATTCAATTACTTGCTTTTGCGCTGGGTGTGGGTTATGTAACTTCAAGCCTATTGTCTGCATTATCTATCGTAAGTTATTTTAATCTCACTTACTTCGTGTTTGTTCTCGGACTTCTCTACTAAGCTATTTAATCGCTGAGTTATGCTTGGATTGTAAACCCCTGCCATACCGCCTTCGATTTGGTCTTGCCTAATTGTTTTCCTAATACGCGAACAGATGCTACGAAATTCCTCGTAAGCATTATCTGTGTTAGCAAAATATCTATCTATATTGCTCACAATACCTTGATTGTAACAATAGTTTTCAAAGCCTTCAATGGTTAAAGGTCGCTCTCTTAATCTGTAAACTTCGTCTCCGTCTTTGCCTACGAAATCGTGTACTCTAATAGGATTGCTTTTACAATATTCGCAATACTCGGTAAAGTATTGTAGCATTAACTCAGGCGTTTCTATTGCTTTATGTCTACCCATCTATCTTGTTTTTATAGTGTTGGCATATTCTATCCATTACGGAAAGGTAATATGTGTTAAAATCTTTGTAGCCTTCGTTGTCTTGTTCGTATGTCTTGTATAAGATGCCCCTTAATCTTTGGCTCGGTGTCTTAAAGGTGTCTGGGTCTGCCTTTAAGTTTTCTATTACGTCTTGTTCTTCTTTGCTAAACGGCTCTTCTTTAATTGCCAAGTAGCAGAACTGTTGGTTAAGTTGGAATATATCCGCAGCATCTTTAGGACTTAGTTCTTGTGTTGCTAAAGTTAGCTTGATTGTCTTGTCTTTGCGTGAGGCTATGCTCTCTACTTGGCTTGATAGTATTATCATAGTATGCCGTTAATTATGTCGTTTGCTTCGTCTATTGCATCTTCTTGGTCTAAGTATGTGTCTACGTCTGCTATATGCTTATTGATTAAAGTTTCTGCCATTGCGTAGGTATAATGTCCTATCGTGGTCATATCGTCTCCGTTTTTACCTGTCTTACATACCGCAAGGAAATAAGCTTTATGCGTAAGGAGTAACCATATAGCGTTTAACTTTCTCATCTACCTTGTCCTCTATAAGCTTTTTCTCTTGGCGTGTGCTTATTAAAGGACTTCTTTGCAGAACCTCTTTTGCGTTTGCCAAAGCTAACTTTGTTATTGTTCTCTTTAATCTTTGCCATAATTCTTTGCGTGTATGTCTTTTAAAAACTCTTTATATTGTTTTTTGTCTCCGTATTCTATGTGGCATTTCCTACACAATCCCATTAGGTTTTCAATCGTGTCTTTGTCTTTGCTGCCACCCATTCCCCTCGCCTCAATATGATGTATGTCTACCGCTTGTGAGCCACACACTTCGCAAGGAATGAAGTCCGTTTTTTTATACCCCATTCCCTGCAAATATATTTGTGTGTGTTTCTGCATACCTTCCCCATTAAATTTTCCGTTGATTAATAATTAAAAAATTTAAGTATGCAAATTATTTTCCGTCTATTTCTTTTAGTTTATTAATTGCCCATTCAACTCCACTTGTACCGCCCCAAGCATCCCACATCAAACCGCCACAACCTTCACTATAAGGAACGTCTTTATGCTGCTGATGTCTTTTAAAGGAAGCCATACGGGCAATCGTGTCTCTACTAATCGGCTCACGATTTGCTAATTGCCTTGCTCTTGCTTTACCTGTTGCTTCTCCACAAGAACCCCAACCATTTTTATCTGCCCATTCTAAAGCACGTTTTGCGTTGTTAGTTGCACTTTCAGGGTAATCGGTATAGCTATCTGCGAACTTGCCACCTGCAAGGATAGCTTTCCAAACTTGGTTAGCCTTCTCTTCGGTATCGTAAACGCAACCGCCTGAGCCTATTCTATATTTCCCGTTTGAGCATTTTATTACTGGCATAGTTTACTATAAATATACTTTCGGTCTAAATTTATCTCGTCAAAGTTATACTTCTTTTCGCAGAACTCAAATAGCTTTTGTCCGCTTTCCTTTCTCATATCCGCATCGCTTACTAAATCTTTGATGTGTTTATACCAATCCTTTTGGCTTTTAACGTAATGCACGGGCATATCTAAGTATGGATTGACGTGGCTAACAATAGCAGGGTTCTTTTTAGCAGCCGTTTCTAATACCTTAAGGTTCGACTTCATAGCATTGAATTTGTTATCTACCAATGGAATAACTGAAATGTCTGAGTCCGTATAAGCACCCATATATTCTGTAACCTTTGCATAGTTGTAGATTGTAGGGTTAAGCTTTAGTCCGCAAGTGAACGCATCTATCATTTTATCCCATATAGGTTTCTCTCCGTCATTGTAACCTGCAATAACAGTTCTTATGTTCATACCTTGTAACCTTTTAAATGGCTGCCTTATTATTTCTAAATCCCTTTCGTGCGTTCCGCTACCGCTCCAAAATAATCTAACCTTGTAATCTTCGGTCTTATTATCCTGGAACTGCTCTTGCCCGTAGGGTAAAGCGTTTGGTAAAATGTGAACGTTCTTATTAAATGGGTTTATCTCTCCTGCTAACCTTTCGTGTGTGCAAGTGCATAGGTCTGCTATATTTAGATAATCTGTAATTAGTTTCCCTATGTTATTGTACTTGTATCTCCAATACAACAAATGGCTTTCGCTAAGTTCCCAGTAATCGTCATTGTCTACTACTAACTTGAAGCCATATTTAGTGCGCCAGGTGTCCATTTGCTTTGCGTTTATTTCGTTAAGCATTCTATTCATTAACACAATATCCCAACCTTGCTCTAATAACTCGTCATTCAATACATCGGTAATAAGTGCGTACTCTTTTTCTAAGTGTACTATTGGCATCATAATTCGGTGCAGTCCTACGCCTGAGTTGGCAGAAGTTATACAAAGTATTTTCATAAGTTTATATAATATGTTTTATTCCCATTTGTATAAGCAGATACATTGTTGCTATGCAAACCCCAGGTCTTTTGTACTAATTCATTTTTATTGTAACCATAAGCATCAATGCTATTTTGCTCAATATGATTAGCGGTATATTCTTTAATAAATTTCGTATGCAAACCTGCTGCCCTGCATCTCGTACAATAATCTAAATCTATTGCTCCATAAGGGTCAAGTTCTTGATTGAATGCACCAACTCTTTTTATAGTTTCTTTTGTGATAGTGAAGTTGCCAATTAAATCAGCCGTGTCATTACCTGTACTATGTAAAGGAATAGAACAAATACCAATAGTTTTGTCTTGTAAAAAGTCATTTCTTATTTGCAACCAATTATCAGGTTCTAATATATCGTTACCCATAATAGTTACATAATCTATATTATCAAAGTTTAAATTCCTTAATCCTTTATTAGTTGCAAATGCTATACCTTCTTCATTAATGATAGTAACTATATCAATATGCTTACCTGCATTTTTGATATTCTCAAACAATGTATTAATATTCCTATCTTTATAGTTTAAGTATACTATTGCATTCATTATCTTATATTTGAGCCGATTTCTCGTGCAGGGACTCCTGCGTATTTAGTATTAGGTTTTGCATCTCCTTTTACAAAAGCACTTGCCCCTATCATACAATTTTCTCCTACGTTTGCAAACTGATGTAGAACTGCGTTAAGACCTATATTAGCACCATTGTCTACAATAGAATGCCCACCTATTTTTGCACCGCAGCTTATTGTAACATTGTCTAAAATTGTGCAGTCGTGTCCTATGTGTGCGTGTTTCATTATGAAACAATTATTACCAATAAAGGTATCTATCTCTGTTCCTGCATCTATTGTTACAAGTCCTGTAATAACATTGTTATCTCCAATGTATACTTTGCCTTTTTCTTTTTGCCAAAACTTCTTATGCTCGGCAGGGTCGCCTATAATACAATAAGCACCAATGTAATTGCCGTCTCCGATAATTACGTTATCGCCAATAATAGCAGTAGGGTGAATAAAGTTAGCCATTCTTTTTATTTTTAGGTTTAGGTTGTTCTTCGTACCAAGTGTATAATCGTTTAATCATATCAAAAATACAATTACCGCACCATACTGTTAAGATAAAATCTGCACTCATATACTTGCGATAAATATGCTCATACATTTTTAAGATGTCTAAATCTATATTACGCACATATCCGTTTTGAACTGTATGCCAATTACCAATGTGTTGGTCTAAAAAGTTGCGGTGTTCTATTTCCATAAGTTCCACATTATTTTTGAAAGTAAA